TTGTGCTCCTGTATCTCCTTGTGCTCCCGTATCACCTTGCGCTCCCGTATCTCCTTGGGCTCCTGTGTCACCTTGGGCTCCTGTATCTCCTTGTGCTCCTGTATCTCCTTGGACACCCGTATCACCTTGTGCTCCTGTATCACCTTGGGCACCTGTATCTCCTTGAGCACCTGTATCTCCTTGGGCACCTGTATCTCCTTGAGCACCTGTATCTCCTTGCGCTCCCGTATCTCCTTGGGCTCCTGTATCTCCTTGAGCTCCTGTATCTCCTTGGGCTCCTGTATCTCCTTGAGCTCCTGTATCTCCTTGGGCTCCTGTATCTCCTTGAGCACCTGTATCTCCTTGCGCTCCCGTATCTCCTTGGGCTCCTGTATCTCCTTGAGCTCCTGTATCTCCTTGGGCTCCTGTATCTCCTTGAGCTCCTGTATCTCCTTGGGCTCCTGTATCTCCTTGTGCTCCTGTATCACCTTGCGCTCCTGTATCTCCTTGGGCACCCGTATCACCTTGAGCTCCCGTATCACCTTGAGCTCCCGTATCACCTTGAGCACCTGTATCTCCTTGTGCACCTGTAGTACCAGTACCTCCACCACCACCTCCAGCTGGTCCTTGAGCGCCTTGAGCTCCCGTATCACCTTGAGCTCCCGTATCACCTTGAGCACCTGTATCTCCTTGGGCACCTGTATCTCCTTGTGCTCCTGTATCACCTTGCGCTCCTGTATCTCCTTGAGCTCCTGTATCTCCTTGTGTTCCTGTATCTCCTTGAGCTCCTGTATATCCTTGTGCTCCTGTATCTCCTTGGGCACCTGTATCACCTTGAGCTCCTGTATCTCCTTGAGCTCCTGTATCTCCTTGTGCTCCTGTATCTCCTTGGGCACCTGTATCACCTTGAGCTCCTGTATCTCCTTGTGCTCCTGTATCTCCTTGGGCACCCGTATCTCCTTGAGCTCCTGTATCTCCTTGTGCTCCTGTATCTCCTTGTGCTCCTGTATCACCTTGTGCTCCTGTATCTCCTTGGGCACCCGTATCTCCTTGAGCTCCTGTATCTCCTTGTGCTCCTGTATCTCCTTGTGCTCCTGTATCACCTTGCGCTCCTGTATCTCCTTGAGCTCCTGTATCTCCTTGTGCTCCTGTATCTCCTTGTGCTCCTGTATCACCTTGCGCTCCTGTATCTCCTTGCGCTCCTGTATCTCCTTGGGCACCTGTATCACCTTGGGCTCCTGTATCACCTTGGGCTCCTGTATCACCTTGGGCTCCTGTATCTCCTTGAGCTCCTGTATCTCCTTGGGCTCCTGTATCTCCTTGGGCTCCTGTATCTCCTTGGGCACCCGTATCTCCTTGTGCTCCTGTATCTCCTTGCGCTCCTGTATCTCCTTGTGCACCTGTGTCTCCCTGGGCTCCCGTATCACCTTGGGCTCCTGTATCACCTTGTGCACCCGTATCACCTTGGGCTCCTGTATCACCTTGGGCTCCTGTATCACCTTGGGCTCCTGTATCACCTTGGGCTCCTGTGTCACCTTGGGCTCCTGTGTCTCCTTGAGCACCAGTATCTCCTTGAGCACCAGTATCTCCTTGAGGACCTGTATCTCCTTGAGCACCTGTATCACCTTGGGCACCGGTAGTACCAGTACCTCCACCACCACCTCCAGCTGGTCCTTGAGCACCTTGCGCTCCTGTATCACCTTGGGCACCTGTATCTCCTTGCGCTCCTGTATCACCTTGTGCTCCAGTATCTCCTTGTGCTCCAGTATCTCCTTGTGCGCCGGTAGTACCAGTACCTCCACCACCACCTCCAGCTGGTCCTTGGGCACCTTGTGCTCCAGTTGTACCCACACCTGTCGCTCCTTGTGCTCCCGTATCACCTTGCGCACCTGTAGTACCAGTACCTCCACCACCACCTCCAGCTGGTCCTTGGGCACCTTGTGCGCCAGTTGTACCCACACCTGTCGCTCCTTGCGCTCCAGTACTACCAAAACCGTCTGCTCCTTGCGCTCCAGTCGGTCCAATCGGACCAATTAAACCACTCTGGCCTTGGGCTCCTTGAGCTCCTTGGGCACCAATCGGTTTACAGCAATTTTTATATTGATTGTAGTTCTTGTAATTTGAATAAGACATGTGTATATAATTCGTATATAAATATATTTAATTATTAAATTTAATTATATTTATAGTAAGAAACAATAAAAATGCATTATATGTCCAGTATAAATGATACTAAACTTATACTAAACTTTTTTGTTTCATGGTTAGTCGCCCATCTGATGTACCTATATCACCTCCAGATATATCATAATTTAAAGTCCATTGTTTTTCAATGTGAGTGTTGTCAGGATATCCATCTTTAAATATAAATGTTTGAGGTCCAAAGCATATTGTTCTCGGTCCCAAGTTTTTCTTGATTGATCTAGTATCTAAAAATAATTCGGTCGACCCACCTACATCTTTAAAAGATACTGTCATTGCATCAGCTTGGTTAGAAAATGTTGCGGTTACGCTATAAGAAACCTCTAATATACTATTTTCAAAATATGCCTGATTATTGGAAAAATCTATCTTATTATCCTGAAAAATAGCTGAAGAATTGTCAATATTTGTATACAAAATATTAAACGAAATATCTTGCTGACCAGGCGAACCACTATTCGCACTAGCATCTAAAATAGTAATGGTTTCTCCAAAATTAACAAGGGTTCTAAGTGTGTTAGGTGTCCCGCTTATATCATTTGTAACAATCGGATTTTTGGTAAAATTGACACTTGCATCGTAAAAATTTACATCTGTAGCGTTTATGTTTACATATGTAGCGTTTATGATTACATTTTTATCGTAGAATAGTGGAGTTCCAGCACCAATATCAATATTTCCTGTAAAATTAGCAATACCTAGATCACCACTTGTACCGATTATACTGCCTCCCACTAGTAAATTATTGCTTATATCAACAGAAGATGCGTCTATTAAATTTGTTACGGTTAAATTCTGTGTATTAAAAGATGTATCATACCCTTGAATTATCGCAGATATATCAGCAATATTGATTTCATTGGTTGTTACAGAATTTGACAAATCAGTTAATTGAACACTACTTAAATCACCTATGAATTTACCACTTCCGGTTATTTCAATATCACCAGTACATGAAATTTCGTTTGCCTGAAGTGTATTCACATCAATTTGATTTGCGCTTAATTCAGTAGTGACTACAGAACTAGTATCTATATAAGTAGTGCTTGTTCCTACAGTTAACACATTAATTACACTTAAATCATACACTGTGAGTTTGTTGTAAGATACATCACCAGTTACGCTAAAATCGCCATTTATAATGACATTTGTACTAAGACACCCCATGCTTGGATCATTAAATATATGATTACCAGCTGAAAAATAATTGTTGTGACTACAATCAACTGATGTTTGAAGAATCGGTCCACTGATATAAGCTCCTTTCTTTACCTGAAGACCATACTTTTCAGCATCAGATAGTGGTGAAGCAGATGTACTAGTGCCTATATCACCACCATTGACTCTTAATATTCCAGTATCAGAAAGACCATCACATGTTGTAATGGTAACACTACCTTCAATTGTAGTAGGATTAGGACAACTACCTGGCGTAATTGGACCAATCGGAATATTTCCATTTTCAATGTCAGTAACTAAACTACAGATCTCTTTGTCATATCCTCTACTTCGCAAATAACTGCCATAATTGTAATATTTATCTCTACAAGTGAAATTATTTCCAGACATTTATATAATTGGTTTATAAAAATTATATAAATATTACTGCAATATTATAATCTGAAATCATAATATTGTATGATTATCGATATTATGTCATTATTTTTCAGTAATCACCTATCCACAACCATGCTTATTTCGGAATGGGAAATGGACGCTGTGCCTTTTCTACCACTAAAGGTTCAGGGATATAAGTAGGTAATCTATCAAAATAAGAGATTTCTGGTAATATTTTCAAATTAGGAACAATTGGAGTTTCAGGATTTACTAAATTCGTGGAATTAATACCAAATAAACTAGACTCTATTTCAACTGAATTTGTAGAAAATGCTTCTCGTGGCATATGACTTGGTGTTATTCCCATACAAGGCATGGCATTTGTATATGCGCGCCCGGCTTGAGAATATTCATATCCAGTATATTTTTGTGTATCCTTATAACTTTTCTGTTGTAAACAATAGTCACTTGGCATGTTATTATTTCTTGTAGAAGCCATATTAATATATATAATTATATTAATTTTGATTTTTAATTATACAAAATAATAGGCCAACTATTTTGAAACAGTATTAACTATTTTATTATGATACATGTATTTATAATTTTTACTTCGTATTAAATTCGTTTAATAAAAGTTCGGTCACATTATCCATTGGTTCGTTTTTAGAATAATAATAGAGACATTTATGAAATAAATCAAAATAATCATACGAAAATAGCGTCCTAAATATAAGCTCTGGATCTTCAAAATGAATTATGTGTGGATTGTTTTGCATCAATGTTTTGACAAAAGATGTATCCTTAATTTCCTGATACAATGTAGCTATTTTGTTGTTCATTATGTCGTCATTATATTCTGTGATATCAAATGCTTGTAATAACTGTAACTGATATAGCATTTGTTTAAGACCCACTTCATCCTCTCCATCTTCTGTCATCATTTTGTATGTACATATCATGTTTAGTTGTAATGATTCCATAATATATTTGTATAATATCAATACATGTACAATATTTAAGCTTTTACTAGAGCAATAATTTATAGTATTACTGTAAATTATTGATAAATTATTGATAAATTATTGATAAATTATTAATGATTAATGATTAATGATTATATTGAAAAATATTCAAAGGTGTAATTATTCGATGATTTAATACTGATGTTGAGAATGACCCGATTTATAGTCCTTATCTTTTTGTAATTCTCTTGAAGGAACACCACCACGAATCCACCCTTCAGATGCAACACCTTCAACTAAATTTGCTGGATTGGTAATTGAATTTTCAATGGAAGGTAAAAGTGGATAATTCAAGTAAGGAATATAGGATTGTTCGGTTGTTGTATTAATGCTCTTTTTATTGGAAATCATATCACCTTGTTGAATATGAGATTCTAAAACTGGGTTAGAAGATCCTCTTCCTAAAAATGGTACTGTCTTGAATGGGCGTTCGTATAAGCTAATTCTACACTTGGGGTGTGTGTTGATAGTACCAATCAACAGTTCAGAATTAGTATCAACATTGCACCCACCAGCACCAACTTGAAATCCTCCCTTAAAGTTAATATTAGGTTGACTTGTTGCGAACTCGATAGGTCTCTTCATACCACAGTCTTGGGCAAAAAAATTAGTAAGTAAATAACTAGACTGACTCACATTTTGCACATTGCGTTGACTAATATCACAACTATCATCACCTATGCGTGATAAATGGTCAAATGTAAAATCTTTTGTATATGCAGACATTTATATTATATATAGTTAAAAATATATTTTTCTAGTTAAAAATCAACGATTGTCCATTCAATATTATTATTGACCAGCAATGGATCCAATTCTTGGATTATTTTTCATTAAATCAAAATCGTTACCTTCTTTGCCAGAAGTCATGCCTCCATAGCAAAATTCGGCAAAGCTCTGTTGATCGTTAGGAACTCTTGTATTTGCTGTAGCGTAAAAATTATATTGACCAAAATCTTCGAATTCCAAACTATCTCCTAAAGTAGAAAATAACTTCTTTTTAATATTTTTATCATTATCAAAGTTGGACATGACAAAATCCTCGGTGTCTTTATTTATCTTTTTCTCAACTGCGCGATTATAAGCAGGTGCTGCTCTTTTTCTGTGTGGATCATCTGCAATTTCCGGTAACAATACATTCATAAGTGGGTTTTTATTCGTAGGATTGGTGAATTCGCTTTTCATTGCTTGATATATTTTTGGATTTGTAAACCCTTCTCGTACATTTGTATCTTTATTTGTATTTGTATTTGTATTCACATCTTTTTTGAAATCTTTGGCATAATACAATAGTATAATTACACCTAAAGTTATACCTCCTGTAACAAAAAAGTTTAATGATTGGGTTATTAAAAATCCAAGTAATGATAATACGATTACTAGGCGTGTAATAGCATTTATTTTTTCATTTCTAGACATAGATGATTTTGGCCATATCTGGTTTAATTGATTTTTTTTTAGTAAAATGGTTGGGTCATTTATCCAAATAGTAGTAGTTTGTGAAATTGCCATGTATGTATATATATTCTTAATTATTTATTTTTTCCCTTTCTTCTTCTTTTTGTTTTTATTTTTGTTCAAGTCAGTTGTAGGTCTAATTGATTTCTCTGCTTTTTCGCCTTCAATTGAAAAAACCAATTCTTCTAATTCTTTTTCTGTCAATGGTACAGTTGGTGGAAGACTTTGTAGGCGTTCCTTCTCAAGTTGCATTTCAATGCGTCGTTTGTCGGCCTTTTCATTCATACGCTCTTTCATCTTTTCCCTTTTTTCAAGGCTTTTCATGTTCTGTTCCATTGCATTTTGCATCGCACCTAAATTTAACTTGTTGTTTCTTCCTCCACCACCCATCATACCACTCAACGCACTAAGAGCATCCATTCCACCAGCACCACCTGCTCCACCACCCATCATACCACTCAACGCACTAAGAGCATCCATTCCACCAGCACCACCTGCTCCACCACCCATACCCATGCCCATTTTTTTCATCATTGATTGAATATCACCCATACCAGGAACATCTTTCATTTTACCAAGCAAACCACTTGCTTCCTCCATAATTTCACTTTCTTTGATTTCACCTGATTTAATCTTATCGTCTAACTTACCACCAACATTCTTTACTAGATTCATAAGTTTACCTGGATTTTTAAATAATGATTGAAATACATCGTTTACTGATGTAGCTCCTTCCGCGTCAAAATTTAGTTCTGCTGCAGTTTCTTCCGCAATCTCTTTAGCAAGCTTTCCTAACTTTCCATCGAGTAGTCCACTAATATGGTCGTGTACTTGTTCAGAATTTGGTAATTGGTCTACACCAGATACATCAATGGGTCCCTCGTCACTATCTAACATGTTTTGTAAATTTCCTAAAGTGTCTTCTAGTTTTTGCTTTAATTCATCCTCATTTATCGACTCAAATAATTTTGCAGCATCTCCAAATGAATCTTGAGAGTCCACTTTTCCAATAATGGTAAACAACATCAGTTGCAAATATTTCCAAATTGTTCCCTTTGTATTTTCAGAAATGTCCGACTTCCAAATATTTTTAAACTCAATACCAGGTAAAAATTGTGTGTTTATTTTTTCATCTCCAAATATTTCTTCATTCTTATACAATATATCAAAAAATCTTTCAGGTATCACTTTCTTGACATGGTTATACACTTGTTCAATACTATCTTCATCTTTGGTTTCTTTAATATTAAATAAATCCGCATCTAATCCGTCCATATATTCTGGAAATGTAGTCAATATATCATTGACTAAGTCGTATATTATCTTTGTAAATTCGGTTGGAATTTGACTGTCGTTGTCACCAATGGTTGATTTAGACATTATTATATCATTATGTAATGATATTTGTTTAAATCAATCTAACGAATAAATTTTAATTCATATATATTTTTGAAAGTTGGTTTAAATTCTTTAAATACTGAATACAAGTTACCTTATTTTCTTTATCTAAATCACGCATAGGTATTCTTATTTTATCAATCCCTTCTAATACTTTATTTGCAGCACCTTGATCCATCTTCAAGTCTTCGCTATAATCCTTGGTTAAAAAATATTCCAAATTTTCATTTTCTATTTCTACTTCATATTTTGAGCATACATAACGATACCAAATTGAAATTAACATCTTAGGATTCGCTTTTCGCATCATAAGTAATGCTGTTTTTGTAGTTTTTATATCACGATTTGATGGGAATATAACTTCAACATCATCTAGAAATTCTTCAAACTGGTTGTTAAATGCCTTTAAAATTGTGGTTTTGTCCATATTATTTGTATTAAGATTATATTTTTAAATACATTACCAGTTAAATATTTTATCATACACCAGGTGGTCTGTTCTGTTGTTGCATTCGCAAGTCTTTGTTTCTTTCCTCCTCCATTTGTTTTAAAGAACCCTCCTCTACTTTATCAGGCTGCCATGTATCAGGTGGAGTCTCTATATTGCTGGATTGATTGACTGCTGCATAATTGTACATTTGTCTAGCACCGCCATTTCCTTTCGCCATCAGTTCTTCGCTATCTTGATCCCAAAAACTATAATTATCACTAGCTACACCAAATCCATTTGAATTATCATTTCCTAAAGCAAATGCAGATGGTTCTCCATTAAATCCGGTTGCCTGGGCATTTTTTAACTCATTTTTAGGTGCGAGTTTGTCATTGATTTCATTTCCAAATAATACTTTGTTTCCTTCACGAAGCAATAATAAGGCTGGAACACGTTGTATTTGTGGTGGTAATATAATTCGTTGTTGGTTTTCTAAAATAACATAGGTTGCTCCATTCTTTTCATCTCTAAATCTTTTGTCAATGCATACAAAATGTATTTCATTCTTTATTTCGCTATTTCCAAGAGTTCGAATGATATTTTTACACTTGTCGCAATAATTACTATAATACAGAACACTGCTCATTATATTTATAATGTAAATTTTAAAGATTGTTTTAAACTTATTTATTGATACTTTCTAATAATTAGATTGGTCAAATGTTTTATTTTACATCGGTTTTAAATTTGTTTAAAAAATTGATTTAATAATATATTTGCTATTTATATACATATAGAACAGTATGATGGAGCCAGTAGTAAAAATTAATTCTGAAGAAAACAATACATTATTGTTTACCATGAGTGGTATCAATCACAGTTTAGCTAATTCACTTAGACGAATCATCTTATCAGATGTTCCAACAATTGTATTTCGTACATTTCCTCATTCAGAAAGTAAAGTGGATATTACAATCAATACAACACGCCTAAATAATGAAATTCTTAAACAGCGTATTGGATGTATTCCAATCCATATTACAGATTCTGACTTTCCTTATGAAGAATATGTCGTTGAAGTAGATAAGAAAAATGATTCCGATGTTATTGAATTGCTAACTACTGCTGATTTTAAAATAAAAAATATTTCAACTGATAAATATTTATCTGAAACAGCGGTGAAAGAAATATTTCCACCAGACATGATTACTGGTGATTATATTGTAATTACACGCCTTCGTCCAAAAATGTCGGAGAAGATAAATGGAGAACATTTAAAGTTTACAGCGTCTTTTGATGTAGGTACAGCAAAACAAGATGGTATGTATAACATAGTATCTACTGCAGCATACGGTGCTACTACAGATATGGTAAAAGTCAATGATGTTTGGAATGAAAAAAAACAAGAGCTAACAAAGTCGGGTATGAGTGAAGAAGAAATCGAATTTGAAAAAAAAGACTGGCTTCTATTAGACGCGAAACGAATTATTGCTCCTGATAGTTTCGATTTCACTATTGAATCTGTCGGAGTATATTCTAATATTGAAATTGTAAGAAAAGCATGTGATATTATGATTGACAAGTGTTCATCTTTCAATCAATTATTAAAAGATGGTAAGGTTGAAATAAAAGAAAATGATAATACGACAGTTGATAACGAGTATATAATAACACTCCAGAATGAAGATTATACACTAGGTAACGCATTAGTGTATTTCCTTTACGAAAATTACTACTTGGGCAACAAAAAAATATCATTTGTTGGTTTTAAAGTTCCTCATCCTCATATTCCAAATGGTATTATTCGCGTGGCTTTTGAAGCAAAATCAGATAAAACAGATGTTATTCAATATTTAACAAATGCTTCCCAAGATGTTATTACTACATTTACAAATATTCGTAGCAATTTTAAAGAATAAAAAATAAAATACACCAATATATCATGAATAAAATAAATATAATTCAATTCAAATGTTATCATAAAAAATAATAAACTAGTGGTTTATTATTTTTTGTTTTTATTTATATGTATTTTTAGAAGTCATCTATAATTATATTTGTTTATTACGATTGTTTATTATCACTGTGGTTGATGATCCGTTTCTGTTTGTTGTTCCGCATCTGATTGTTCTTCTTTTTGTAAATCATTTTTTTGTGCATCTTTGAATTGTTTTCTGACATCGTAATTAACAATAAACATCTGCTTAGCTGATGGTAAATTATTGAAATATTGAATCACTTCTGGTTTATTTACATATCTTTGCTGTGGTCTTAGTTGCTTCAAATAAACCTCATGATGTAATACATACATATGGGTTCTGAATTTTTCTGGGAATTCAGTTAATGGTTTTTCCTTCTTAATATAACAGCGAATATAATTCGTAAATAATTCATTTGTGTAATCATGAATTATATTTCGAAATTGCTGAAAGATATCTTTGTGCTCACTGTAATATTGTAAATATTCACCAACTTGGCCACTCTTTCGCAAAGACAAATAATGAAACTGTAATTTTGGCTGATTTCCTCTTAAGTGACGAACATGTTCATAATTTGGGTTTCTGACTTTATATCGTTCACCCAAACTATTTTTTATCATTACACCAACTATATCATATGATGTATTTGATGACGCCAAAGTATGAATACAATTAGCAATATCTGCGTTACTATGAAGTGGTGTTTTACTAGGATAATCAATAGTAGATGGAAGTCCTAGATTCTCCTTGTCGTTTTCATCAACATTTAAGCGACATATTGTTTTATTGTTCCTAATTTCATATACCTCTACTAAATATAACCGCATATCATTGATTATTTTAACAATTCTATTGCGTGGATGTTGCATGACAAAACTATAAACATATTTCTTATTCATCAAGTTGATTTCTAATCCAATTTTGTTACACACCTCTTCAAACATATATTTAAATGTATTCTCTTTCTTAAATCCATTTTCCATGAAGAAGCAAGATTCGCCTCCCACACTACTTCTAGTAGCAATTTCCCAACTCGATACTTCTTTATCATAAAATACATTGATCATTGTACCTTCTATAAAATCTTCGGCAGTGTAAGTTACTTCTTGACTATTTTCATTGTTTTTATCAATATCAATACTAGTTGTTTCATCTTCAAGCTTATCTATTGTCAAATCAAATACAGGCAACGATTTTGGGGGAGCGAAACAAACAATATCGCCATTGTTTTTATAAATTAATGATCTAAGAAGTCCATTTGTTTTCACCAACTCTTTAGACAACCATTCTTTGTCATATTTTAAAATGTTATAACTAGAACCATTTTTATGCTTCCAAAGATTATGTTTCAAATTTAGTGATTTTGCGATCTCTTTTCTATTTGCATCATCGGTCAAAATGGCGTCGATTTGGGGAATACTACTTAAATTGTATGTCATATTACTTACTATATGCGATACCCTTTAATTGTTTTTGCGAAATCAATTTTTTCGTATTTCATAATAATTTCTACTATAAATATAAAGTAATGACTTCATCTAATGTTTATTTACAATTAGGAGATATTATACAAATACAAGCATCAACAAATCCAGAATTAAATGAAAAATTATTTTTTATACAATATATCGACAGTAACAAACTTAAATTGTCACCAGAAGGCTCTAGTGACTTAATCACACTAAAAATATTAGCAGATGGTAATTTAGCAGACGAAAGTATCACTTCGATTACAATATTAAGTCGTGCTAAGTCAAACAGTTACGCAAAACAAAATGGATTTTTACCGGGTACATGGATATCCATATATTTTGGAGGAAGTTTACCTTTAACAATTAACGGTGAAATAACCAATTTGGAAGAAGATATGATTGAAATTACTACTTATCCAGATAAAGATATTATTTATATTGATTTTGCTCGCAAAGGTATCCCAGAGGATTTACCTATTGATAAAATTGTGATTATGCCTCGTCCCGATGATAAAATACAAGAAGATATAGAAAGTACTGTTATCGCAAATGTAGAAGATACTGGTTCCGAAGAGCAAAAAGAAGGTCAGTCATTTGATTGGTCTAGTCGCGAAGAGGGTGAGATATACGACCCCAAAGAAGACTTCGCACAAACTGAAACCGTACAAATACCCATCGAACAATTAAAAACACAATTGAAAGGCATTTTATTAGATGCAGATCAAATCGAATTTGGCGACGATGAAGAGGTGTTTAAACAGTTTACCGAAGTTCCAGAAGAACAAAAACGTTATAGTATCGAAACACAAACTTCCGATCTATTAGATGAGTTGTTGTCATCAATACCCAATGCGGAAAGAACGCGCTCTGTAATGAATAATATACATACTACAATTGAACGATTTAAACAATTGCGTACATCATTTTCCAAGTTCGATCAAAATGGTAATGCTATTATGCCTCAATTCAAGGGGGCCAAATATAAACCTCTCGTGGAGCAAATTTCAAAATTAAATACAAAGTTACATTGGGTGCTTCCCATTGCGCAAAACATGAAAAAATTGTACGATTTGGATCTCACCCAGGAATCTCAAGCATCAGATATTATATCCCTCACATTGGCTCAGACTCGAACAGATGAGTATGATATTCGAGAATTATATAAATCATCTAGTGACAATTATTCGACATACATGAACAAACTTCAACCATATTTAACACCATATGAAAACAACTATAATTCACCATCATTGGCCGTTAAAACTGTTTCACAAAATATAGACACGGTTATTGATAATCTAGGTAGATTCTATTCATCAGTTGAAAAAAAGGATTCTGTTAGACAAAGACGGTTTTTAATTTCCAGATATAATTTGGGTCTTTCGAAACTACAAACCACACAGCTAACTAGTTCTGTAATGAAAGTCAAAACAGTTCCAATGACAAAAAATGATACCATGTCAGTCAAGTCCATTATGACTTTACCTGAACCGGTAGTACAATTCTCCAAAATTAATTTACCCAAAACATCTATATATGACAAGTCAAATCTTAATTTGAAATTTTTAAATTACTGGCAATTATTCCGAAATAATACATCCATTAATACGAAATTCATTGATAATCTAAATAGTAAGACAGATCTGTATGATGAAAATGATAATAATTATTTAAAATATAAAACCGAATATATACTTAGTGATGAAAACGATGACCCAGATAAATTTCAGAAGTATTTAAATATTGTTATACCTAAAACAAAGGACTTGTTCAATATGATAAAAAAATATATATCGGGTAAGTTGACTTTTATTGCCATTCTTGATTATTTACAACCATTCTTGATTTATCTAGATGACATTACTTTTAAACAATACGAAGATATAACTGAATTCATAGAACAAAAAATATTGGAATATAAGAAACAATATGCTGAAAGCAGAGAGATATTTAATAAATTATCCAGTAAAAATGACAATGCGTTTTACTATGAAGCAGTGTTGTATAAATTATTAAAGGGGCGTCAAGACAATAGTGAGACTATTTTTAAAACATATGGATTCTCTGAAACTTCTTACCCATATGAAGGAAAGCTATCTGAAACAAATGTATTGTCATCTTCCGAAATTATTAAAAAAATGATTGAGGTCGATTATACAAAACTATATAATACCTCCTTGTCCGCAATTAATCTCGATTTATTTACTCCATTTGATTTTGAGGATTTGTTAGATCAGAAAAAAGAAGAATATGACAAGAATATTCAAGAAGAAGAAAAGGACAATGAATGTAAGCAATACGTACTGACTAAGCGATATATTGCATTAGAAGAATTAAATGCAGACAATGATATACCAGTCTATGTCGATAAAAAATATGATAATACCGTTTATGATATATTGAATGAATACAAAACAGAACAGTCTCAGATGGATGATGCCACTTTTAAAAACTTTTTAGTCGACGAATTAATTAAAAATATTGGCCTGAAAAAAAGTGAAGCCAGATTAGAAGCGAAACATATGATTGAAGGCAAGAGAGAAGTACAAGAGGGACAATATGCCGTACTAGAAATTGATAACATTGATAATATTCAATATTATTATTACAAGCGTGAAAATAATAATTGGATTCGTGATGAATCAATATCAACAAATTCATTCTTTGGTACAAACAAACTATTTTGCAATATCCAAGATAAATGTATTAAAATCGACAAGACATGTGCGGATAAATCACTTGGTAGTGAATTAGTTAAAAAAGGTTTGATTAAAGAAATGTATGATGAATTCGACTCTACTTACAGTGAAAATATTGAACAATACAAAATGAAAATTTCAAATCAATATAAATTAGAATTAGAAAGATGTGTTAAATTGAGACGGATCAATGCATTCATGCTTTATAAATACAATAACAAACATGTGAAATCCTCAATGGATGTTGAAGAAAATGACATTGTTATTTCACCTCACAAAAAACGATTAAATATAATTATGAGTTATTCTGACATAGTCATTAAATATAACGAATTAGTTAAATTTATCAATAAATACACTAGAACTGCTTCAATGAGAGATAATGAAGATATGTATTGGTTATATTGTAACGAAACAAATACTAAATTGTTGCCCACATTTGTCCAAAAATTGGCGTCCGTTTTTGTAGAAAATGGAGATTTTATGCAGACTATGGAGCAGATTAAAAATGAACAAGGCGTAGATATTGATAATATTACTTTCGACAAACATAGTGGTTGGGAAATTTCAAAAATTACATTGAATACAGAGGAAGGATATGAAGAGTCGGGTAGAAAGCTGATATCAAGAGAGATAATGGAAGAAGATGCTGGTGCCTTTATGTTACAATCACAGTCAGTTTCAAAAGAAACTAAGAGTGAATTGATAAATAACCCAAAAGGTCGAATAATTAACAATGTCATAACTTCTATGACGAATTATCTAGGAATTGTATTGGAAAATCAGCGCGAAGAAATTATTAAACATGTATTATTGGCATTAGATGAAACCGTCGACAGTCAAGAAGTATACGAACGAGAAGCTGAACTAAAACTGAAGGATGGAAAAAAATCTAAACCTTATTTGGATGTTTTCAATGCATCTTTGCTAGCATATACATTATCATACTTGGCATTGTATGTTGTTGTAGCGATTCCATCCATACAATCTAAGAAATCATATCCTGGATGCAAGCGGTCATTTGTTGGTTATCCATTAACAGGTGATGAAGATTTGAGCAACTTAGAATATATCGCATGTGTTGCTTCGGGTATAAAAACCTCCCAATATCCATGGAAGGCAATTCCCAAAAGCAAGGATAAAATAATGAAATTAATGAAAAATAGTTTAGATTCAGTTATTCTAAAACAAACAGATATTCAGGTGTTGATTGATCAGAAAAAAAATTATTTGCTTCAAAATGATGATGATAATATCCCAATTGAACTTGATATTAAGAATTGGATTAACTTTCTCCCACCTCTTCAACCGATCACAAATGCCACCCCCTCAAATGTTTCACCTGAATTCCGAGAATTATTTATAGAAAACTTAAAAAAAGGCTCTAAAGACCAATTTGAACAAATTCGCGTGATTGATTCGAAAATGATCTATTTTTCAATGGCTATTATTCAGTCTATACAAAAAGCAGTTGATAAGGAAGAATTATTATTAATGAATAATAATCTAGTTCCTTATTTACAAAACGCCTGCTGTAATACTGGTGATTATAAGACGATTGATTATTTCACTAAGAAAGAACCAAGTATTATTCAACATAATGCGATCGTTGAATATCTAAATAATATCATGTTTGACATGGAAAATATGGCACAGCCTGCTATATTGTTGGATTCTAAGAATACAAAAATAAAATTCCCTTCTCTTAGCAAAGAATTTTCTGAAGAAACAATTTATAGAACATTTATTGAATATTGTAATTTCAACAGTAATATACCTATACCAAATAAGCTAGTATCTGTTTGTTTGAATAAACCAGATGATTTCGAAAACAATGATAATATCAATGAGATGATTGAGAGATTAAAAACAGAAGGAAAAACATATTCACTAGAAACTTTTAATGAATTATTGGATGTGGTGAATAAGATGAATGTTGTTCCAATGGACCTATCACATAGTCAACAATCTGATATTCATAAAATCCGTGATTTTATTTCTTATCTAAAAGATAGCGATAGCATATTGGATGACAAATTCTTAGATTTGTTTAGTAATGTGTTAGATTCATATGAGATAAATACAGTAGATGATAACAATGATGTACGCAATTTTAGAAATTATCTGGATAATAAGAATGAAGAATTATTGACTACTATAAATAATTATCTAAATAAGCACGCAGATTTAACAAAGAAGAAAAAGGAAAATTTGAGTGATTTTATGAATGACATTGCTATATTCAATGTTAATGGTACCGATTATCTTACAAATAATGAAGACGAAACATTATATAAATCAATTCAATACATTAAGAATGCTGTTTTTAATTTTATCTATGTTTTACCCACAATAATCATGAATCATGTAGATTATTCTGATATCAAAGTACCGAAACATTGGAAACTATCTGATTCTCATGTATTTGATGTTAAGATGTTGATAAACAATTACTATACTCCATTAAAAAGATTTTACGAAGATACTACAATATTTCCATTGTTTACACAGAATCAAAATGATATGAGGGATGTTAGTATTCTTATCAATTTAACTCATTTGTATGCAAATATTATTTTACCTAATAACAGTGAAATCTCCTCTATATTAGATAATAAAACAGTCTCCATGTTATTTAAATTTTACTTTTTGACTTCAATTGATAATGTTATTAAATTGTCAAAAGATAAGGATCTAATAAATGAGATAGCAAGAAAACCATCTAACGAAGAAGACGAATTTATTGTTACATCTGTTGAAAATCAAGAAGATATGGTTGGAGAAATAACCGAGATAGATATTGTTCGTGGAGAACAAAAAAGAATTCAGGACCATATTGCTAATGTAATTACAACAATGTTAGAAATAGAAAAAAACAGCAAACAAAAGATAAATTTAAATAGTAAAATGATAAAGGAAAAAATCAATCGTGCCAAAGATAAAGAACGCCATAATATTACATCAACATTGAGGGATATGACAAAACCAGAAAGAGAAATAGAAAATTTATTTAAAAATCATCGCCTAGAACGATGGAATAAGGGTCTTCAAAAAGGATTAACGCAATATGTTGGAAAAACATACGATGAAGAGCGTGAAGAAAGAGAAAGACACGAAATAATGGAAAGACAAGTTAGTGAACGAGAAATGATGGGACAAGCACAAACAGCAAATCGTGATATTGAAATGTTAGAACAAGAACTACAACAACAACAAGGTCAAATTATAGAGGATGATGTTTATAATATGAATGACATGCCGAATGATGATGATATGGGTGATAATGATGATATGTATATGTTACACTACGATGATCATGAAGAATAAAAATAAAAATTTATATTTTATCGAAATAAGTAAATACTTATAATTATATTATACAATATAATTATATCCCACAAATACTATCCCATAAATACTATCCCACAAATACTATCCCACAAATACTATCCCACAAATACTATCCCACAAATACTATCCCACAAATACTATCCCACAAATACTATCCCACATTGTTCAATGAATACGAATATTTGCACATAAGTAAATCATCCTAGAAAATAGAACAATCCATATAATATTGTATGGATTTCGTAAAAATCGCCGATAAAAAAAACAACATAAAACATACCTTTTTTTATCCTCCAAAAAGGATTTTCTTTACTCCTGTTTTTTGGATTTCGGAAAAAACGGGGATAAAAAAATGGATTTACCTTGAGGTGTAGGGGGTGTTTTTTGACACGATTGAATTGTTGTCGTTTTGAGCATGTAGGTATTGCCTACATATGTAGAGGATGTTTATGGACTGAAAAAAGTGCACTGTATACGATACATGTAGGTAAATTCACTTTTCACTTTTTTTCTATACTTCATTTGACTTTTCAAAAAAACACACAAGAATTCTTGCAGAGTTTTGAAATATGAAAAATAGAATTGAAAAAGTTGTGAAAAAGTGATTTAGACCATAATGCTCACAATCCAAATTTTTTTATTTTCGGTTTGTTATTGTAAAAAATTTCTATTTTCAGGAAAAGCATTTAGACAAAATTGTCTAATGGTATATAAATGGTATATAATGGTATACTTTCGGCGGAAAAAAACGCCGAAAAATTTATATGTGATTCTTGCTCCTTCGTATGTAGGAAGCAAAGTGATTGGGATAGACACATAACCACTAGAAAGCACAAAAATGGTATACAAATGGTATATAATGGTACCTCATTTTACGCCGATGGTAACGATTCTTCGTCTGGCGTAAAAAAACGCCAAAAAAACGCCAAACCAATAATGGTTTGTGGTTGTGGTAAACAATATACACACAAAAGTGGTTATTATAGACATAAAAAAGGTTGCTCCATGAGTGAAGTGGATATTACACCAGACAATAAAGAATTTATGGATATATGTAGTGACAATCAAGTTGATTTCAAAGAGATGGTTCTTCTATTGCTTAAAGAAAACAAGGAAATTCAAAAAACTTTTGTAGACATGCTTCCATACATGAAGGGGACAAATACAAATAGCAATAATATTATTCATAATACTACAAATAACAATCAATTTAACATAAATATGTTTCTAAATGAACATTGTAAAAATGCAATGAACTTGACTGATTTTATTGAATCGTTGCCCATTACGAACGAAACATATGACAATACTATCGAAAATGGATTGACAAAGACAATTACAAATATGGTAGTAACCGGACTCAATAATATGGACATATTGAAGCGTCCAATTCACTGTACAGACCCAGCACGGAAAATTATGTATATTAAAGACAATGATGTTTGGGAGAAAGATAACGAATTAATGGTACTATTGAAAGGTATCAAAAATTTATCATTAAAACAGCGAACATCTCTAAATAAATGGCAAGATGCAAATGTCGGATGGGATAAAGATGAAGACCTACAAACGCGGATGACAAAATTAGTATTCCATTCTATGACAAATGTAGAGGAAGATGAGAAAGAAACGAACAAGATTATTCGAGCTATTGGAAAAAGCACTCACTTAACTCCAGGTATTAAGGATAATTACAAATGATTCGTCTGATTAGATCGATAAAAGCGGATTAGCGACACATGAATAAATAAATTAGCTAATAATTATTAATTTATTTATTGTTTTTCAAGGAAAAGAGATTACATTTGTGTTGAACCGACACACATTGAATATAGCAATCTATTTGTAAAATAAGCCATAAATGTTGGAAGTGAAACTAATACTATTTGGAAGATACCGTCTTTTTTCTTGTCGAATAAGAATACATATAAAGCAGAAAGTAAAATATATAATAACAAGATAAAGTTAATCATTGTCAAATAGTAGAAAAAATCACAATACTTGGGTCCGAATGGAGTAGTAGCGTCTTTTAAAAAACTTTCTAATGGGGCCATCATTTTATAAATTATATATATAAAATAATATTCAAAATAATGTCATTGTAAATAAAATAATTGGATTTATCTAAAATAAATCGAAATGGTGAAATATTATTATTTGCCTATTATAATGAACTATAGCTTAATACGAAAAAACATGAACACAATTTCAATATCACTATTTTTGGCACTATTTGTCTTATTTAATTATGTTAAACCAGGGTTTCTCTACAACAATGACGGAACTGTTCGGGAATTTGGATTAGGAAATAAACGTAAAACAATTTTACCAATGTGGCTATTAAGCATAATTTTAGGAATAATGTCCTATTTGTTTGTATTATACTTCATAACAGTTCCACGATTCAGATAAATACTTGACCAATTATTTAACCAAAATCATTTATTTAACCAAAATAAATTATTTATTCATAAGTCTTGTAAATAATTTTATTCTTATCTTGTTCTTTTTTGGATGCAGCCAATTTTTTTTCTTGTTCTAAATATTCATTGTGTCTTTTTTCCATCTCTTCGGCCGATTGGGTACATCCTGAATTTAGTATATAATTATAGCTAGTTGATGTTACTAAAATTCCAGTCAACGCATACCAAATAAACTCAGCAACATTTGTTTTTAATTTAATGAATTGCTTTAATGTTTGAAAGGGAATGTTTTTTTCTGAAGATGTTCTACCACCTTGTTGTTTGTTCTTGATTAACGGTTGTTGGTCGTCAGGAAGATCATTATTAACTAATTCTCCATTTATTATTTTATTTGTAACCATATCATTCCACCATTCAGTAATATTTTCCAATGTAATGGAATTAATTAGTAAAGACTTGTCCTCACATATTTTCTCAACAACTGATTTGTTTGTTTTTGAATTTAAAATACTAATTAAGAAATCATTTACACCAGTAATATATGTAAATAAATATCCAAATGTGTTCGAAAATGGACTTAGCCAATTAGGAAAAATTTTAAGTAAAACAACCATAATTCCAAACATAAATACCCATGGAAATAACGTTGTTGTCATAGCGACACCATATTGTGATTCATTACATATATCGCTCGTTAAATTTAGGTTAATAAAAAATTGAACAACGATCAATGTTAAGAAATAAATACCACTTATTACTGGGGTATCTACATAATATTTAGTTATGAAATAACCTAAAGTAAATAATAAAAAAAATATAATAGAGGATGACGGATTTGCAGCCATATAAATAATAGGTATAATTTATTTTGAAATTATAAAATTATATTCTAATGGATACCTTTCAACAAATCCGTCCACGTTTAATAGAACCAGGGGTAAAATACTTTTTATCGTCTTCGTTGGAGCAATGTCACATATTGAAGACAAAATACTATAATTTTTTATATAATTTAGGGTTATTTGTCGCGTTTCTTTTTATCGTTGGATTAACATTGTACTTCAAATATAAAAGGAAAAACGATAAACAATTACAAGCAGAAATGAAATTACAACATGATGCTTACATATTGAACAAACTTCGATTTATGCAAGACTATCGTAAAAGTCAAGAAAATACGCTTTTAACCGATTTGCCTACATGGCAGAATAATCCAGAAGTTCAATTTTACAATAGAAAAATATTCAACTAATCTATATAGAGTGTATCATGGAATTTTTAGAAGCTTTAAATGAATACTATAAATTGAAAAACGATTACGAAACAAAGAAACAGGCTAAAATAACCAGAATCTTGCGCGATGATTCATTAAAAACATTTAAACAAAAGCAAGATCTGATGGAGAAGAATAAGATCCAATGTATTGGATGTAAAAAGGCAGTTGGTACTATATTTTCAAATAAAGATGGTATATTAAGGGCACAGTGTGGTAATAAAACCAACCCATGTGGTTTAAATATCCAGATTAATCGTGGCAAATACATATTTTTAGACGAAATGGTTGATGTATATGAAGACGGGGTTTCTACAAATAAAGAAAAAATTATTCAGGTTAAACTTGATTTACTTTTTCGTTTTAAAAGTGAATCGACTGTTTTAGATACTTTTAAAGACATTAAAGATGAATTGGTTGATGATTTAGAATCATTGTCTGGATACAAAACACAATATGTATCTACCTTGTCTAATTTATCTAATCGACCCGAGATCAATGTTAAAATGTCACAGTTCTATAATATAGTAGACACCATAAAGTCGTCTGTACAAGAGTTTAACGAGACAAATAATATTCAATTAATCAAGGATGTAGTTTCTCTCTATAAGAAAGAGTTGGAACCGGTTTTGAGTGAGCTGCGTCGATTGAAATATAAATATCAGGCAATTGAATACAATGAAGATGATAATACATTTTGTTTACAACGAAAATCATATACTTTAAATGAAATGAGCGTTCCATTTGATGAACCCAGTGTAATCAATTTCACTTTAGGTAATCAATCGACCAAGAATCGAATTACAAATAAGAATACTGATAATAATAACCGTGAAGACTCGGATGAATATTTACTATAATTGTATTATATAATATGGGTATTATCAATATTCCAGTGTTTATAATTAGTTTACTCTTTGGTCTGTTATATGTCTATATATCAGAAGCAAAACCAAAACAAATAATAGTATATCCTACTCCAGATAATGAAAAATTATTCCAATTTAGAGATAAAATCGAGAATTGTTTTCAACTAAAACAAAACATGGTAAAATGTTCGAATGATGCTGAAGTAATTCCAATTCAAATATAAATATATACTATATGGAACTTAAACGATTTTTTCATACTGAATCAGGCAAGGTAATTATTTCATTATTACTTGGTTTAGGGTTAGCAACATTATTTAAGAGAACCTGCCAAGGAAAAAACTGTATTGAGTTCAAGGCACCAAGTTTAGAAGATATTAAAAATAAGAAATATAAATATGGAGATCGTTGTTTTCAATATGTGATGAATTCTACTAATTGTGATAATACAAAGAAAAATGTTGATTTTGCGTAAATATGTTATTCTAGGAATATCATGAATATATTAGATATGAGTGATACGACAAACTTGAATGATTTACCAACAGATCCAGTTGCTGGCGGTGGAAATGGTTCGGGAATAGCCCAAAATGTTGTTCTTCAAACCACAGAAACAGGTACTACTTATAATCCGACAATTGAATCAAATAATACATCGAATGCTCATGATGGAGGAGCTCAACAATCTGTTTCTTTTGCACAACAACCAGGTATCGATGAACAAAAAGCAATGAATGAGTTTGTTACTGGTATTCAACAAGCAAGTGCTAGTGGTGCGACTACCCTACCATCAAGAGATATTCCACAATCAACTGTTCATTTTTCAGACGAACAAATTAAACCTAATTTTGTTCCTCAACCTGAACAAGTAGAACAACAAGACTATATAGAAAATAGTGATACTGAACAAGAAATATTAGCTCGTCGTATGAAGAGTGGAAATTCACGAGATTCATTGGAAATACTATATGACGAATTTCAGATTCCAATAATAATTGGACTTTTATATTTCATTTTTCAATTACCTGTAGTAAAAAGCAAATTTTTAACATTATTGCCTTCACTTTTTAATAGTGATGGTAATCCAAATTTAACTGGTTATATAATAAATAGTTTATTTTTTGGAATCATTTACTATGTCATTTCAAAATCACTTACACAATTACAGAATTTATAACCATATAATATTGTCAAATTATTTTACATTTGATAAACGACAAAATTGAATTATATATTTCTATTTATAATTATTATAAATAGAAATACTATATTATCATATGAATAATATAATGGAGTATCAAAAGATTTTAGCTAATTGTACGAATACGAATACGAAATTACTACCCAAATCATTACCCAAATCATTACCCAAATCATTACCCAAATCAAAATCTACTGAAACAACTAGAAATATTTTAGAGGACTTAAATAGAAATAACACAACCAATCAAGAAGAAAATCCTGTTTTATACACAATGGATAATGGCATTCAAAAGGAATATGTAATTTCTGAAAGGTTAGACAAGTTATTTCACAAATTACATCATCTTCAACATATTGACGCAAATGGGTGTATTATGATAAAACCGCCAAAATTAAGAAGATCGTACAATACATATAATATAGATCATGTTAATAATAGACAATTCAATGTCAATGCATTAGAAGAAAAAACAATGAGTCTTGAAAATAACTTGCGAATATTAGAAGAAACTATGAATATAGAAGAGAGATTATCACTTTATGAAAATAGATTAATTAAACTAGAGGAATTTATCGTATGTAAGAATGAAAAAAATTTATATAATGAGAATTAAATCTGAACAATTTGTTCAATATTAGAAATTTGTAAAAAATATTCAACCAGGGTGTCATTTTTATAGTCATTAATATAATATATATTTTTGATTCCAGACGCACATAGTAGTTTCATACAATGAACACATGGATAATGTGTAATATATGCATCACAATTGTCACTACTTACACCACGCTTAGCACAATCAGTAATGGTATTTTGTTCAGCATGAACTGTTGATTGTTCGTGGTCATTAATTACCTTTGATTCGTGTGGAGCACCTGGCAAAAACCCATTGTATCCTTGCGCAATTATGCGATTTTCTTTTACAAGTAAACATCCAACTTTTAGTCGTTCACACGGCGATCTCTCTGCTGTATATAGTGTGATATTTTTGAAATATTCTTGCCACGATGGTCTCAGTTTGGAACTGGGCGTGTCTGACGACATAGTATACTATATTATATTATGTGTAAATATATTTGAAAATAAATATAAACCATATGTAATTACTAAAATCCAATGATGCAGACATACATAACAAGTTTAATAGAAAATATACCCATCGAACAATTTCCAAACGGTAAAATTACAGAAATTGATTTAGTATTAGACGGAGGAGCATTTAATGGGATATATATGTTAGGTGCGTTATTTTATATAAAAGAGTTAGAAACACAAAATAAGATAAAAATAACCAGAATATCAGGATGTAGTATAGGCGCAGTTATGGGATTAATGTATCTATTAAATAGATTAGATTTAGCAATGGAATTAATCATCATCTCTTTTACAAATATAAAAAAACATCAAGATTTTAAAAATGTAATTCGACATGTAGAAAAAAAAATGTATTCGGTTATAACTGATTCAGATGTATCGGTATGTAATAGACGATTTTTTTTAACTTATTTCGATACAAATAAAGGAAAACAGATTGTTAAATATAAATACAATTCAAAAAAAGAAATAATCGACAGTATAGTAAAATCATTATATGTTCCATATTTAATAGATCGAAATGTCACTGATAAAGACGGTTGTATAGATGGTGCATTTCCATACATGTTTAAAAGACAGGATAATGATAGAAAAATACTGTTTGTTAATTTACAAGGATTGAATAAGATTTTCAAAATGATTTATATTAAAAACGAAAAAAATATATATCCTAGATTGATGGAGGGATTACATGATTTTCATCATTTTATTTGTACAGGACATGCAAATAGTCTTTGTAGCTATGTAAATGATTGGAATATTACGGACATTTTTTATTTTCGAATTCGCGAATCATTATATACCCTTCTTTTTTATCTATTTCGAACCATATTACAATTAGAACAATTTATTCCAAAACAACTGAAAAATAAAAATATTATAAAACAAAATGCTTTTATTTTGAAAAATTTATGGAATGATATTATTATCTATATGTCAGTACAGTAATTATAACATATTAAAAATGTCACCAATCCTTCGAATTGACCGTGCTTTTGATTTACCTTTATTCTTTTTTTTAGTTCTATTATTGTGTTTGTTTTTTAATCGTTTGCGAGAGACCTTTAATTTATTGTGAAGTGTTTTCATTTTCTTTTCGTCACGTTTTAATTTACTATCCACTCTTTTTATTTTGTTATTTTCCTTTTCCATTTTAACTTCAAATGGTACATATCTTAAAAACCATGACTCATAATCTAATGAATTCCGTTTACTCTTTAATTCTTTGTATTTTTCTGCCTTTGTATTTCTCATATCTTCTAATGTTTCTTGCTTTCCGTAACAATTAATACTAAATCGTTTCAACAAACCCTTCTGTTGAAGTCTATTTTTTTGTTGAACATCGAATAAATATTGCGCCATACATAATATTCTGTTTTCATCATAATAATCACGGTCACTATAGTAAAATGCAAAGTAGAAACTTAGCATGGTATCAATTGTGGCAACACGAATTGTCTTTTTCCCTTTTTTAATAACATTAAAACTATGACAAGCCAATGGTTTGTATATAAAAGCAACAGTCTCTTCTATTTTATCAATTTTTACCTTGATTTCATAATGAGGAGCAATCAGTTCACCAATACCATCGCGTTTAATTATTTTAATACCTTTGTAGTCAAAGTCTTCTAATCGTTCTTTTAACATTATCGCTGATTTTTCTGGTTCTTCGGATAAGATGTCAAAATCGGGAGTCTTTTGAAACATTTTTCTTTGTTTCGCTGGCATATAACTAGAATAAAGGAAACTCGCATACCCTCCGAAAAATACCAGACCCTGATCAATAAACGAATCACGCACAATATAATACAATTTTTCTTCTTCTTTAAAATCAATTTTTTCAAACTCACGCTGGAACATGTCTGGGTCACATTGTTTACCACGCAGAGGGTAATTTTTATTTAATAATATTAAGCGTTTTAATACCTTTTCCCATCGACTGATATCTCCCGATGGTCTTGATAATTCTAAATACATATTCATTCTTAAAAAATTAGGGGCACAGTATAATATACCATATACACGAATAGCGTCTTTTTGTACCCGTTTAAATAACGGTCTATCTAAGTAGGTTATGTCGGCAACTGGGATAAAATTAACAAACACTTTATATGTACCGTGGTGAACTCCTGCTTTCGCCTCTACTTCTTGGAATCCTGCTTTGTAATATATATCGGCTAATTCTTTTGCATCGGATAAGGCATCTGGACTATAAAAATCATAATCTGGTATCTCAATATCCTTATCATAAAACTGGTCTTCTAGTGGAAGAATATTATTAATAGCCGTACCACCATAACATACCAATCGTTTTTGTTTTAAAAAGTCTTCTAAAATTGAGATTATATTTTTAACATCCGGGTCGCTCAAAGTTTTTCTTCCTTTTCTTTTCTCAGCAACATCTACCGCGTCGCGCAATATAGCAACTTCTTTTTCCTCCAATGTCATTTTTGTAGTACATTTACTCATTGTATATCTATATATATTACCGGTATAAAAACTATTGATTTATCATATAATTCGCCGAGGTGGACAATGATATGATATGAAATGATATGATGATATGAAATGATATGATGATATGATGATATGATATCATATGATATTATATGATATGATATTATTGATTAGAAAAATTCTTTTTATACACTGAACGAATAGAAATCTGTTTTGGTATCTCTAGGGGCAAATGAAAGTTTGGGATCTTGTGGGTCGGGTTTCTTGATTGTAACCGGAATATATCGCAACTCATCTGGTTTTAGTACAAACGAATGACCGTATTTATCAAAATATGAAGTATAGAACTCCATATTCGAATCAAAATTTTGAAAGCACATTCCAACACATTGCACGCCATATTTCATATGTAATGATGCATCTACATTTGTATCATATGCGCTTAAATCAGGCATACTAATGGTCATAAATTTTTTATTATATTCTATTAACTCATTTGAATCAGGTGTAAATTTAATATCGTAGGCTCTTGACGCTCTTAAAAACATGGAATTAGACGCTATATTTACATATTCATTTAGAGGAGTTGTTTCAAATTTAGGATTTGCTCTGTCAATTGATATAACAATTTTACCCATTAGATTTTCAAGTGGTACTGCCCCTAAATTAAATCCGGAATATTGATAACTATACTCTTTATCTAATAATCTAGGATTAATTGTATTATAGATAGTTTCGGCCATACTTTTGTACATTTTATCGTTATTGCTTTGAATGCGGAAATGTAAAATTAACGGGTCGTTTGGACAAGGACATGTTCCGCCACTAAAAGCATTGTTATTAATTACCTTTAAGGCTTCCTCTAAATAAACTTCATTATACATTTCTTTAACATTGACGTTGTTTATAGATGCTGCTGCAATGATTGGTTTATCGTCAAGTGATGAATATATTTCAAAATCTAGTACACGTGCACCCTGTGATATACATTTTTTTAGGGGCAATACATCTACATAATCGTTTTTAAATTGCCCCCCACAACAACAATTATAAGCGGTTTTTATATAATAATCTCTTAGTAAATACTGATAGGCCGCATCGTTTGTATTTAATGTACTTATTCGAGGAAAATCTGCATACAGTTTAGAAAGGGTAGTGTTATTATTCGTTTTTAACCGTATTTTTTGTATGGTATAAGTAAAAAACATGATTAATAACATGACGATAATAAAATAAATCATATACTTGATACTTGCTGTTTTATTGCGCTTTATAAATTCCATTGCGTTTTTCGCATGGTCTTTTATTTTATTCGCTGTAGTCATCTTATAATACATTATGAAAAAATTATATGGAATTATCTAAATGTTTGGATTCCTTAGTGTTTTACTATATTGTTCTTTACTAGTCTTATCGAATAATAATATATTTATCAATATAAAAAGTTAAATAATATTGTAGGATAAATATATATGCCAGGAGGACTATTAAATATTGTTGCTTATGGAAATCAAAATGTATATTTAAACGGAAATCCATCAAAAACATTTTTTAAAACAACTTATAAAAAATATACAAATTTTGGTTTACAGAAATTTCGATTGGATTTTGATGGATTGCGAAAATTGCGAATGACTGAATCATCTAAATTTACCTTTAGAATGAAGCGTTATGCTGAACTACTCATGGATACGTATTTAGTCATTGATTTACCTACTATTTGGAGTCCAATTATTCCACCTATTGATGCCTCTCAGAATTGGGCGCCTTACGAGTTCAAATGGATTGATAATTTGGGAACTCAGATGATTGAAGAAGTAGAAATTACAGTAGGTGGACAAATACTGAATCGTTATTCGGGTGCTTATTTATTGGCCATGGTTCAGCGTGATTTCAGCAATGTAAAGAAAGACTTGTATGACAATATGACCGGTAATGTGACCGAATTAAATGATCCTGGAAATACGTCATCGCGAATCAATTCTTATCCGAATGCGTATTATACTTCTCTTCAACAGGGTCCTGAACCATCTATACGTGCTAGGAAATTATATATACCTATTAATTTTTGGTTTACATTGGCTGCTAAAATGGCATTTCCACTTGTCGCACTTCAATACAATGAATTGGAAATAAATATTACACTAAGACCAGTACAGGAATTAATTATTATTCGAGATGTTGAAGATCAAGATAACGAGTTTCCATATATTCAACCCAATTTTAATAACCCATATCATCAGTTTTATCGCTTTTTACAACCACCCCCAGATATATCATTAAATACTACAACATCATATCAAGACAAACGAACCGATTGGAATGCCGATGTCCACTTAATTTCTACCTATGGATTTTTAACAGAAGAAGAGTCGAAAGTTTTTGCAGCCAAAGAACAAAAATATCTATTTAAGTCTGTATACGATTGGAAATATTTTAACATTACTGGTAGTCAGCGTGTAAAATTGGAAAATTCAATGGGTATGGTATCATCATGGATGTGGTATTTCCAGAGAAGTGATATTAATATGAGAAATGAATGGAGTAATTACACGAATTGGCCATACAATTATTTACCCCAAGATGTAGAATTTGCAGACATTTCAGGTCAACATTTAATACCTGACATGAGTGGGGTTACATTTGGACCAGGATTTAACCCAATTGACGGAACTCATACAGGATATTTTATAACGGGTGATTATAATGTACTCAATGAAAAAAATATATTACTGTCATTGGGAATATTATTAGATGGTAAATATCGCGAAAATGTTCTTGATTCTGGTGTATATAATTATATCGAGAAATATGTTAGAACCTCTGGAAATGCACCCGATGGCCTTTATTGTTATAATTTTGGCATACATACTGATCCGTTTGATTTTCAACCATCCGGTGCAATGAATTTAAGTAAATTTCGAGATATTCAACTGGAGTTTACCACTTATACGCCATCCATTGACGAAGAAGCTCAGTTTTATACAATATGTGGTCCTTCGGGAGAATTGATTGGTGTCAATAAAAGCAATTGGCGATTGTACGATTATAATTATAATATGACTGTTCATGAAGAACGATATAATGTTGTCACATTTGTAGGTGGAAATTGTGGTCTTATGTATGCGCGTTAGGACTATATTTACTCATCGCATTCTGAAAATAAAATATTATCATTTATAATAATATTTTATGAGAACTTATTTCGTCTATCTATTGCTCTTCACCCCTCTATTTCTTGAGACAATAGTTGATTGTTGAGGAGTTTTTGTGTTTGAAAGTGGACAATTCAATCCTTTATATGGGTCTGCTGTCCACGCGTCATTTGCCGACCAAACACCACAATCTGAAAACATACCAGTTGATGTTTTTCTACATGGATAATCAACTGTAAATTTATAACGATTTGGATATTCAAACTCACTTGTAGGCAATGGATAATCTTCTTGTTCCGCGTTTGGGAATGTTCCCATATTATCAGAATCCTCTATTGCAAATGCTGTAGGATTAGATGGTTTTAGATTATCAATGTTGGCTTGGGTGTAACCATTACTAACTGTTCGTATTTTAATGATTTCAGCCGTTTCTGGGTTAACTGTACCAATTTTGTTACTGCCTGGTGGTTGAATAATATTTTCTACCTCTTGAGGAGTAAATTGTTCTATTTGTGGAAAATAAATGGATTTTTGAAAAGAATATTGTTGATATAAAAAATACAAAAATAATGTTATAACGATGATATAAAATAAATTTTCGTTCATATATTTTATATCTAGATTAAATACTTCCTAAATAAAACCATCGTTTTACTATTTACTTACTTACTTATGTTTCCTAGTCGCCTTGGTACTTTTCTTTTTTTCCTTGTAATGTTTTCTAGTAGACCCTTTTGATTTTTGCGATGATTTTGATTTTTGCGATGATTTTGATTTTTGCGATGATTTTGATTTTTTACTTTTTGAAACTAGTTTGTTTTTATATGTTGATTTACAATGTTCGTATAAATGTTTTGAAGTAATATATTCTTCTATACCAGGTGTGGTCAATTTCTGAATGTTGTTTAGAGAAGAATAAAATACATCTAATTCCTCCCTAACACGATTTCCAGCAACTGCTTTATATACATGTGGTACCAAATGTTTTGGTAAGAAAGTGATATTTTTCATAATTAAATCTTTTATTCCATCGAATTTGACATCATCTTTGTTAGAGCGAATAAATAAATCAATGTCCCTCGGTGTTATGTTATTTTTTCTCAAATATGCTTTTACTTCTGCTGGATATTTACCGTCAGCTTGTCGTAGTAGTTCAGACAAATTTATACTTTTGTACACATAATTTTCACTTTGATTTACTCCTATTAAATCAGCAGAATATATATCGTAGCAAATATTTTTTACATCAAAAAAAAGATTTAGAGAATTATACCAATGTCCTTTGACGCGCTGAATAATTGTTTCAATTGTATTGGATATATACACATTTTTTTTATTTTTGAAATAAGTTATACTATCTGTCGCTGTAATGGGTTCTTTTCTTTTTTTGCCTAATTTAATTTCATAATCATTTACGACAAACTTAATATTCTTTGGTATATCGTATTCTTTATTGATAAATGTGATTAAATTTTTTAACATGTGAATTCGGTCATCTTCTTCAACACATCGTACCCATGGTTTGTTGTAATATTTATTACTAGGAACAAAATGATATTCTACATTTAGCTTATTATTATGTAAACCCGAAATATATGTGGCAATATTATAGGCTAATTTTCCTACCGCTCGAGTAGGAGGTGAAAATACGCCACCATCCCATATATATATTGTTTTATCTAAAGACATGGTTATTATATTATATGAATAAATTAATAAATCTACAAATAAATCTACAAATAAATCTACAAATAAATCTACAAATAAATCTACAAATAAATCTACAAATAAATCTACAAATAAATCTACAATCCCAATAAATTATATTTGTAAATTATATATATAATTTCAATGTTAAAATATTTAAACGGACCTAATAACTCACAAAATGATAATAACTCACAAAATGATAATAATAACAATGATAACAATGATAACAATGATAACAATGATAACAATGATAACAATGATAACAATGATAACAATGATAACAATGATGAAAATATAAAAAAAAGTTCTTCTTCCATGAAAGTAGATACTACAAGTAACAGTAATGTCAACGATGACGATAAAAATAAACCAAAAAACAATTGGTCTGGATTTTTAAAAAGTATTTTATATAATTTTTTGGTCGCGTTTATACTAGCGTTATTGGGAGCAAATTTCGTGTTTTTAACCCGACTTTCTAAAGAAGATAGAGAGATGATATTTCCAACAGACGAAAGAAAATCACCATATAAAAACAAAGAAAATAGTTATAGTGAGAAAGCTGCTGAAATGGTTGAAAAAGGTAAGGCATTTTTTAAAAATGGGTTTAATTCAGTTAAAGGTTCTATTAAAAAGGGCACTAGTTCGATTGCTGGTAAGACAACCATTCCTACCCCAGTCAATCCTCAGTCTGGTGGTGGTAACTGTGAATCAAATGATATTAATAAATCTAGCCCAGTATGGAAGAACGAATATTTTCAAAAATTATTTGCATACGGATTTCCGTATAATATGGAATCAACAGACGATACAATGAGTGCATTTTTTTCTAATTGGTTTTCTAAAAAGGTCAAAAAATCTAACATATGGTTGCGTACAGTCATATCTACATGTATAGATATGGGTGAATCATTATGTGGCTCTGGAAAATATTCTGAACTAATCCAGTTTATATTAGGACCCATCGTAATCTTTTCTATTATCAGTATTGCTTCTAGTATATGGTGGTTAGCTACAGTGATTGCCATGTTTATAAGTGAAGATGCTGGATTATGGGGTTATGTCTTTACAATTACTGGGTTATTTTTTGGATGGTCGTGGATTTTTGCGGTCGGATTAAGTTTTGTTCAAATATTCGGCGTAATGTTTAAAATGATTTTATTGCCACTAATGTTAAATGGAAGCGATGTTTGGGAATTATTACAATATAATGGGGATTATGTTGGGTTTATTGTAATGTTACTGACTTTAAATTCCTCGTTTACCTATTTGGATAATCCTATTTCATATGGTATAATGATAATATTTTTATATAAAATATATCAGATGTTTAAAAAAAGAGGATAGCATAAATGAATAATCAGGGGTTATCTGATATGGCTTAAATCTATTACCAATTAATAAAAAGTATTATATTAAAACTATTTAATAGTATATAAAAAGTAAATGATAATTATCTTTAATGGGAAAGAATAAAAATGGCCTAAAAAAAAACAATAATAATAAGAAGACAAATCAAAATACCAATAATAAATCGTCTAATAAAAAGGATAATATTGATGAAATATTAAATGAAATGGGGGTTGATATAATTAAAGAACAAGAAGAATTATATTCAAATATGCCATTTGTTAGTGTATGTACTCCGACTTTTAATAGAAGACCCTTTATACCTGGTATGTTAAAGTGTTTTGATCACCAGACATATCCCAAAAATCGAATCGAATGGATCATTATAGACGATGGTACAGACAAAATTGAAGACTTGGTCAAAAATCACCCATGTGTGAAATACTACAAATATGATACAAAACTCAAATTAGGAAAAAAAAGGAACCTCATGCACGAGAAGAGTAAAGGCGATATATTAGTTTATATGGATGACGATGATTATTATCCACCAGAACGTATTAGTCATGCTGTTGAAAAACTTCAATCAGATAGTTCTGTATTATGCGCAGGTTCAAGCGAGATATATATTTATTTCAAACACATTAAGGAAATGTATCAGTTTGGACCCTATGGACCAAAACATGCCACTGCTGGAACATTTGCGTTTAAAAGAAAATTACTAGAAACTTCGGTATACGACAATGACGCGTGTTTGGCTGAAGAAAAGGCATTTTTAAAAGACTATACTGTTCCGTTTATTCAACTTGACCCGATTAAAACAATATTGGTCTTTTCACATGAACAGAATACATTTGATAAACGAAAATTATTAGAAAATAAACATCCACAATTTGTTAAACCATCGGCCAAAACCATAGGTACATTTATTAAAGAAGCAAATTTGAAAGATTTTTATATGAATATAGATAATAAAATAAAAGATTATGAACCTGGTATGCCACATATGAAACCAGATGTGATGCAACAGATGATTAAAATTGAAGAAAGTAGAAGAAAACAAGCAGAGGCACAATCCAAACAACAAGGGCAAATTACAATACACCAAGAAGGGAAAGGACCAGTGACTTTAAACAACGATCAAGTCGTTCAAATGTTAAAGCAACAACAGAGTCAATTACAACAAATGAAACAATCGTTTGAACAGCTAGTTAACGAGAATACATTATTGAAACAAACAAATCACGAGCAATCTACGAAGCTGAACGAGTTACAAAAAATCAACGACGAACTTGTTGAAAAAATAAAAGTGAAAGTGAAATGCGAAACACCAAATACCAAATTAGATAATGATGTAACTGAGCATGTAACTGAGCATGTAACTGAGCATGTAACTGAGCATGTAACTGATGATGTAATTAATATAGTACTGCCCTAATATCATTTACAGAATTTGTTAAAATAAATAAAATAGAATAGTTCAATGTATTATTCTATTTTATGATTATTTCTTATAAATTACTAGAAACAGATATATCATCATCTTGTTCCATGGGTAATTCATCTTCTTCTTGTGAATATTTATCCAAATAACGATATATACGATTAATATCTAGTTTATTTATTTCATAATGTTCTAATATTGAGTATATTTCTTCTTCTGATTTTTCTTGCCGCAAATTTAAAAAAAAAGCAAACATGTCCTTTTGGTCCATACCCAAGGTAAAAGACAAATGTTGAGTAAAAAGATAATTATTATACTCGGTACTATATTTCGTCAAGACTTTTGTAAATCGGACTTCGGACGGATTGTATTTAGGTCTCTTTGTAAAAGCCTCGTGGTATATTTTATTATTGTAAAATGTCTTAATTAAAGAACTCATTTCATTAAATTGCCATATTTGTTTTTGAAATGTAATTCTGTCGATATAATCAGAATAACAAATATTCTCTAACAGTTTTGTGTATAATGGATAAGTTTTTTCCATTGGAAATTTCGACAACACATCAATGATATTTTCATGCCACAGTAGACCTACAATAGTACGGTCTGTTTCATTCATAATGTGTATATGATCATTCAATTCGTATTTATTATTGATTAATTTCTGGGTGATTTTTTTACTATCCTCATTGTAGGTTTTAGGTTGAAAAATATTTTGGATAATTTCATTTTTTAATATTGTGTTTTGTTTATTATATATTTTGACTACGGATTCTAGCTTTCTCAAATCACCTTGTATGTAATTCAATAGGTTAGTTTTTAATTGTGCATCGATGTTTGGCATAAAATCGGTAATAATACCATCAATTTCATCATTTGTCGGATTTTTCAATTCATAACTATTACATACCTTCATTAATTCTTTTATTTTTTTATCCATATGATAATTACCAATACATATTATGGGTGTTAATGTGATCTCTTCTAATTTCTGTTTTTTTGTCTTTTTTGGCCGAATGAGTTTAATCAAAGAATTAATGCCCCCTTTGTCACCATTATTCATACCATCTATTTCATCCATAATGATAGCTATTTTTTTCACCTTTTTCTGAAGCATCGAAAGAACATTTTTATCAGACATGTTATGTTTTGTAATCGTATCAATAATGGACTTATTTCGAATATCACCAGCATCATATTTCACAATATCATAATTTAATTCTTTCAATATCTGCTCAATAAAAGTTGTTTTACCCGTTCCAGGATTTCCATATATATAAATTCCACGCTTAAATGATAAGTTGTTTTTATTTTCTTCGAAATCAATTAAAACTTGTTTTATATTTTCAGATATTTCGTCCCTATGTAGCAAACTATTTATATTGTCAAGGGTTTCCATTTTTATTTATATTTTTACAGGTTTTGTTTTTATGTTTATTTTTAAAATGTAGTATTTTTAAATTCCGGTATATTTATATTATTAATCGTTTTCGTGTAATAATATAACTAATTGGGTATGTAAGACACTGGAATTATTTAAGGGCAAGATATTGCATCGTTATTCGTAACACCATCCCAAGTCAAGTCGCATTTCTTGGCCCACTGAACTTTACGACAATCACCTTGTGAACCTTGCCAGTAATCGGTTGTAAAATCCATGGTTTTTTCACAAGAAGTGTTTCCTAAATTTTTTACATTGTAGCATAATTGTTTTCCAGTTGGGTCAAGCTTAGAACCTGGACTCGTATTGTCTGTATCATCAAGAGGTTTATTTAACCAATAGTCTGGGCAGCTAGAAGCAACTGGTGGGTATACAGCAGTATACTTGTTTTGGTATAAAACGGTACCAATGAATATCATACATATGATAAAAATAACAATAGCTACTTTTAAAATAATACTTTGAAAATTACTAATCATTATATATAAATTAAACGAATATAATTTTTTCTGATTAAGGTATATATAATAATGAATTGCTCAAGCACTAATGGTAGATTAAATATATTAGAACCTCCTATGAATCAGTTTTCACTTTATGATAAAATACCCTCATCAAATCAATGCGAAACATTTCATGACGCAATGACTGGCAATTTTACTGATTCCACTTTATCGAAAATCTATTTTAGCAAAGAAAATATTGAAATTATTCAAAATGGTCTTCGTGCTGGAGTCTACGAAGTTTCAAATCACCAGTATTTAATTGACAACCAAAACTGTGACACATTAAAAATTATTATGAGAAGTGTGTTTTTACAGAGCTCTACGAATTTGCCCAATAATATACGCGAACAAATTGATGCTCTAAATAATATTGTTATTGAATACTGTGTTAAACAAATCTATAGTGAGGCTCAAGCATATATCAACTACAAACATGATGTCAGTAATATGTATACTCCCATTGACCGTCCTACGCAACCCGATTATAACAACAAAACTTTGGAACTAAAGCATTGGTTTTAGAAGCATTTATATTTCTACTATCTCAATTCAGTTGATATAATGTTACGAACAAATATTTATTTAGCATACCTATGATGGTATGTATAAAAATAGAAAAATATCATATTGGTTATGATATTTTTGTTATTATGATATTTTTTGCTATTATGATTGTAATATTTTTCTTTTGAATGTACTTATTTACATAGTTATTTATTTATGCCTTAACAATCTTTTTTACTTTTTTTACCTTTTTGATTACCACATCATTGGATTTGTTACTATTTATAGTTGATTTGGTCTTTTTATTTTCTTCATTCATTAACATTTGTTTCAGTTCATCCAATTCACTCAACCACATATTTTCAATCGTCGTTGACTGTAGTCGAGCTAATTCTGATTCCTTGGTTTCCTTATCTTTTAGTAATCGTTCCACATTTTCTTCACTTACACTATCCATCGGCATTTTAAGCAAATATTTGAAATCACTGTCATCATCGATCATTGTGTATTTTTCTTCATTCATCATATTTAAAATATCTCCCTTCTTCTTGCCTCTTAGGTCGATTTTGCCATTCAATGTTGATTGAATATATCTTGCTTTGTTGGAAAGCAATAGCAATTCTTTTTCAATACTTGCAATCATGTATTCCTTTCTTTTTTGGTAATACTTTAAACGAACTGGGAAATACTTGTCAACAATCTCTTTTTCATTGTCAAATTTCGTAAGTCTCTCCTCATCTGTAAACAAATGCATATTATTGGTACTCTGAGATGTATATAGTTTCATCATTTTTTCAAAATTATTATATAGGTTTGAACCATCTGTCTTCTCATCAATCGGTTCATTCATCGTAATTTCAATGTCAACTCTTGTATCTGTACTCATATCGTTGTAATCTTTTACAAAGGCCTTGTTTTTCTTATTTTTATCTGCCTCCATAAGGTTCTCTATATGCTGTTTGAAATCATCTGTCCAATGACCAATTGGTAATTCTGTTATTCGAACTTTATTATCGTTTATTTTGTGATATGTACCCTTTACAATATACTTGTTACCGTTATCGAATTCGTGACAAGTTCCAGTAAATCCACGATAGGATGGTTGAAATTTAATGTCACTATTGATATTATCTTGCATACAACCCTTTAATTTGGATTGTATATATTCAATCAGTTTATCAGGAGAATAGGATAGCACATCTGTACTAAAACCCGTACCAATACCTTTTCCACCATTCACCAAAATCATGGGAATAATCGGCACATAGAATAATGGTTCTACTGGAAATCCATCATCTTCTAAATATTCCAGTACAGCGTCGTCCTCTTTCCTGTAAATATATCGAGTAATTGGATTTAATTGAGTAAATATATATCTTTCACTCGCTGAATCTTTTCCGCCTTGTAATCGAGTCCCAAACTGACCATTCGGCATAAGAAGGTTGATATTATTACTTCCTACATAATCTTGGGCCATACCAACAATGGCTGCATTTAAACTGGCTTCTCCGTGGTGATATCCAGATTGTTCTGAAACATAACCACTGAATTGAGCAACTTTGATCTCACTTGTCAAGTTCTTCTTAAACGCACTATATAGAATTTTTCTCAAACTGATTTTTAGTCCATCCATCATATTTGGAATCGACCGTTCACAATCATATTTTGAAAAGTGAATCAATTCTTTGTTTACAAAATCGGTATAACTTACCTTCTCATTGTTGGTATCCAGATAACTATTTCTGTCGTAATTTGTCAACCACTCCTTTCGTTCATCGGAACGCTTTTTATTGAAAACCATATCTACCACATTATCACTTATGGTACCTTCGTGTGTAAAATAGACTATTTTTTTATTCGCAAAATACTCCTTGAATTCTTTGCTTGTACTTGTACCCAACCCCTTGTAATATTTGATGTGCCATCCTTTCACATCATTATCCTCTTTCCATTTATTATACTCACCATCGTTATAAAATAACATTTCCTTTCCGTTTTTCTTAGCCTTTAAAATAGGTGTGTTCATAAAACCAATGAAATTTTCCAACACCGACAATGTATTCCATTGGTCTTGAAACAAATTAAGACCGAGTCCTTTTATATGAGAACCATCCAGATCCTGATCTGTCATAAATAATACCGAACTATAACGAAGTGTTTTTTCAACGGTTTCTTTTGTATAATTCTTACCAGTCTCTAGTCCTAATATTTGTTTCAATTCAACAATTTCTTTATTCTCGCCAATGCGCTTTAATGTTTCACCTCTTGTGTTGAATATCTTACCCTTCATTGGATAAACTCCAATTGTATTTCTATCGTCTTTACTAAGACCAGATACAATACCGGCTTTTGCCGAATCACCCTCACATAAAATGAGGGTACATTGTTCTGATTTGGCTGTTCCTGCATAATTCGCATCAATGAGCTTTGGAATTCCACGAATGCTTTTGCTTTTTGAACCATCCGTTTTCTTGGCAACCTTGTCTTCTTTGACTTGTGTCAATGCACATGCTGCATTCATTACCCCCATTTTGGCGATTTTCTCAATAAATCCATCACTTACTGTACAAGAGGAACCAAATTTAGGTACAGCTGTTCCCAATTCATCCTTTGTCTGACTGTTAAATGATGGATTTTCAATGTCACATCTTAAGAATAGCATAAGCTGTTCCTTGATTGTATTTGGTTTCACATCTACCTTTTTCTTTTGTTTAATATACACGCACAATTTGCGAATGATTTGATTCATGATATACTCTACATGCTTTCCGCCTTTTGAAGTATAAATACCATTGACAAAACTCACTTGTTGGAATTCATCATTGGGTGCTAAACAAACTGCATATTCCCATCTGGGGTCAGTTTGTTCATATACGCGCTTAGTATCTGTTTTTGAACCCACATACAAATCAATATATTGTTCGAAATTTTTACAGGGTACTAATTGCCCGTTTAATTTTACCTTAACCGTCTTATCTGTGACTGCTGATACATCGTAGACTCTCTTTTTAAATAGCGATAACATATCTTCACTTAATCCAGAGATACCTAATCTGGTATAATCTGGTTTGAATGAAACTTTTGTGTATGGTTTCACTTTACTTTTTGTAATGGATGGTTTTTCGATTTCTGTCAAGTTATTCTTAAACTCCTGAACATATTTTAATCCACGAATATGGTCAATTGTTTCTACTCTACCCCAAGTAGACCAAATGAGCACTAATTTGAATCCAAATCCATTTTTGCCACCAACCGTCTTCTCTTTCTTTTTTTCATCATAATTGGTTGATGTACGCAAATGTCCAAATATCATTTCAGGGATCCAAATCTTATATTCTGGATGTTGTGCTACATCAATGCCATTTCCATCATTTGTCATATGAATTGTCCCATCATCATCAATTGTAATATCAATATTTGTTACAGGTAATGCTTTTTCTTGGTTATCTTTTACAGCCTGGGCTTGACGAATAACATGATCACGACAGTTAACAATTCCTTCATCAAATAATTTGTAAAGACCTGGAATATATTGGAAATTTTTCATAATAATTTTGTTTTCATTGAATAAGTAATCTTCATGGTCAGTATTTTCAATAGATCCAATATATGTATCTGGTTTTTTTAAAATATGTTCCCGATCAGTTAACTTCTGATATTTAGAGAGCGATGATAATGATGTTGTCATTATAGTATCAGTAATAATTACCAGTGAAATTATAATTTTAAATCATTTCAATTTTTATTTATTTTGTCTTGGTCAACTTAGTTCTTCATGATTATAAAATGATATATTATGAATATATCACTAATATATTACGAATATATTAGTGATAATAAATTCATTGACACAATATATTATGTATAATATATATAATGGCCGACGATACATGGATTGTCGAAGACAGTAGTAGTAACAACAATGTCAGTAACAACAATGTCAGTAACAACAATGTCAGTAACAATGATGTCAGTAACAATGATGTCAGTAACAATGAACCAATATATGAATACTATCACTCAACTATAACTGATTTCACACAATATACTAATATTCTCTTTATAAATAATAATATAAATACATCTGACACTGATATTAACCAATATATTAATAATGATACATACCCGATTTTTTATCATCTTTGCATCGAGCGAAACTCAATTGTCGAATTTTTAAATAATTTTACAAATATTAAAAGAATTGGATTTATGTTTCACGGGCCATCTGAAGATGAATTATTTACTACAACACCATTTATTCATTATGAAGCATTATTTACATTAAACGATTTATCATCGAATCAAGTTAATTATTCAGATAACTTTTTATTTGTAAAAGGCTTATTAGAACTATATACTAACTCAATCCAAAATTTAGATTTTTTAGGATGTAATACTTTACAATATAATGAATGGAAGATATATTTTCAATTGTTACAATTAAACTCTGATGTTATTATTGGGGCGTCTAGTGACAGTACTGGAAATATAAAATATGGAGGTGATTGGACTATGGAAAATACCAGAGAGGATATAAAAGAAATTTATTTCAATGATACCATTGCTACATATGCTGATCTTTTAAATAATATTGTTCCAAGTCCTACAATCATTCAGATTGGTATGAACTATTATGAACATTCTATTACGGATGAATTAAACCAAACCAAAATGATTAATCTGGGATATACTATTAATACTATTAGTGGCATTCGTA